TTTCGGAAGTATCTTCTAAACCAATATCAGTTGATACAAAACCAGTTCTTGTTGTTTGTGTTGCACTAAAGATTGGCACATTAAACTCAACAGCAAGACCTCTTAATTCTTCGGCGATTGCCTTAATATAAAAATAAGATGATATGTTACCACCTTTAAATCTAGCACTAGCACAGATATTTAAATAATCAATAAACAATACATCTGGTCTAAATGATTTCTTTAATGCAAGTTCATTTAATAAACTTCTAAAATGACCACTATGAGCAGACGCCGTTGGATATTCTTTAATAATTAATTGACCGTTTGTTTTGTTTTTTACTTTTAATATTTTAGAATCATACAAGTCTTTTGGTAATGCGTGTAAATCATCTATCGTTGTATCTAATAAGTTTGCGTCAATTCTTTCTGCAATTCGTTCCTCTGCCATTTCTAAAGTGATATACAATACATTTAAACCTTGTGATAGATAAGCACTAGCACAATGACACATAAACAAAGATTTACCGACACCTGTACCTGCAAGAGCAATGTTTAAAGTTTTACTTGGCACACCACCTTTTGTAATCTTGTTGAAGTAAGATAAATCAAACTGATACTTTTTCTCTTTAGTATGATACCATTTAAATCTATCTTCAGCGTCACCTATGTAATCGTGTCCGATATGATTATCAAAACTAACTGCTAATGCGTCTGCAAGAATACTAGGTATTGCCTCTTGTGTTCTCTTTTGATCTTTACCATCTAAAATTTTAATACCGTCTAATACTGCATTGTGAACGGCACGATCTTTACAAAACTTTTCAGTTGTATCTAACAACCATTGTTGTTCAACTTCTTCTGGATTTAATGTAGATAATAATTCTTTTACAGATTTAACTTCATCATCATTTATATCTTTACGATAACCTAATTCAATAAGTAAAGTTTCTTTTGTAGGTAAGTTTTTATACTTCTCAACAAATGTATTGATCTCTTGGAATAAAATCTTTTCTTCTCTTTTTGTAAAATAAATTTCATTTACAAAAGGTAAAGTCTTACGAGTAAACTCCTCATTGAAAATGAGGTTTCTTAATATCGTTATTTCTATTCTTTCGTTATTGATGTTCAAGGACAGCGGTGCCATTTTCTATTTGTTTCTCCAGTAGTTCAATTAATATATCTCCAATATAGTCTATAAAGTCTTGTTTGTCAATGCTGGTTTCTTCGTGTGGATTGAAAATAATATCATAATCAAATTTCATAGGTAAAGTACCATCAGGTTTTTCTTCTTTTGCAAAACCTACTTTACCGTATTTGTAGATAACACCTTTGTACTTGCCTTCTAATAACTTTATACAAGTAAAGTCATCACCTTCTTTTTGTACAAAAACGTATTTCTTATTCTTCGTCTGATCCGTAACTGAATTTCTTTTTGGCATATTCATCAATCTTATTTAATACTTCTTTTGTAAAATATTTTTCAGGATCCTCATTGATGTTTTTACCAAATACTTTTGAACCATCAGGCATTTCATATCTTGTAGATACTTTTTTAAATACACCTGCTGCCTCTCCAAGTTCTAATAAGCCGTAATACTTATCAAGTCCTTGTTTGTATGTAAGTCTTACATCAATTTGAGCATTTTCTTTTGTTAACCTTGATTTATAATTTTTACAATGAATAATATTACCAACTACTTCAGTACCGTCTTTCTCTTTACGTTTACCTAGGTAGATGATTGATGAAGCGGCGTACTTCAAACCTGAACCGCCACCCATTTCTTTTTGTGGGAACATAGAACCAATAACATCATAAGTGTGATTGGTCATTATCATAGGTATATTTGCTTTACCTAATTTAAGTGTTAAAACTCTAAACGTTGATTTGACTATTTGTGATCTAGTCATATCTCTTGTTTCTTTACCAGCGGCAGTATCTTCCATTTCTTTTGTAGTAGATAACATTCCTAAACTATCTAATACAAACATTAAAGGTTTTCTTTTATCCTCTGGTTGTTCTAAATATTTGTCTATAATTTTAATTGATTGTGCTCTAAATTCTTGTACTGTCGCAACTGGTACGATTACCATTCTAGTAGAATCAACTCCTCTAGTTTCAATCATATCTTTTGAAATGGCACTTTCTGATTCAAAATAAATTACACCTGCGTCTTTGTCTGTATCTAAAAAATGTTTACATATACCTAATGCAAAGAAAGTTTTACCTGTAGCGGCCTCACCTGCAATAGCAGTTATTTTATTACCTGGCATACCGCCATATATTGAACCTGATAATAACGCATTGAAAGAATAAGAACCCGTATCAATAAAACTTGTTACGTCTGCACTATCAACTCCTTCACTTACTAAACCAGCATACTCATTGCCAGTTTCTTTAATTATGTCCTTTAGAAAATTGCTCATATTCTTTATACTCCTTATCTGTGTAACTTATCGTGTACCATTTTATATTCATACTATAACATACTTCTTTGATTTTGTCAAGGTCCGTTGCAGGAAAACTGTGTGTTAAATAGTTCTTATATCCTTTATATATCGTTATCATCATTTAATTTTTTTGCCTTCATCACAACTCGTCTACCTTTTTTAGGTTCTTCAAACTCCCATTTAGGCATAAATGCTGATCCTTCTTCTTCAAATCTTAAATTTGGGTCTTCAGGTATCCAACCTTTTCTTGGTTCTTCGTAATCATCAGGTTTAACTCTACTCCACAAAAGGTCTTTTACATCACTTAAATTAACAGGACCAAAATCATTATAAACTCTACCCTCAAATGTGTCTGCCATATTGTGTACAACTTCTTTATTGTACTGTACTTTACGTTGATAATCCCAATACTCTTTTAAATCTTTATACGATTCTTTAGTGATAGCCATAGACATATTTATTCAAAAAAACTATCTAGTGTTCCTTTACGTGCCGACTTAAACAAGTCAACATTTTTATCTTTAGCAAAACACCAAACGTTTTCTATAAATGTCTTATTCATAAACTCTTGTTTAGCTTGTTCACTTTCAAATAATTTATCTGATTTAGGTCTTTGCATTATTCTCATTCCTATTTGACCTACAAAGTTGTCTTTTAACATATCAACAACTTCATCACAACTTCTATAACGTTTACCTTTTACTGTTGGATCCATAATATTAATTATTGTAAACTTTGATCTTTCAAAACATTTCTTTGATACAGGTAAAAAGAAATCATCACGCCATTTTTCATACTCATTAAATTTAAACCACGATTGATTTTCTTCTTTCTCACCACCTTTATTGTATTCTTCGGTACTAAAATATGGTGGACTTGTAAATGAACAATCAATATCTTTTATTTCATCCCAAGGTAAATCTTCAGCACCTGTATTGTAGATTGTAACTTTTTTAGGTTTAGTTAAGAAACTATTATACACTTCTATTTGTTTCATATATTGTTTATATGTGTTAGGGTTTGGATCACAACCAATATATTCTTCGGCGTCTGAAGCAAAGAAACCTGCAAGTCTATCACCCCATCCACAAGAAGTATCTAATACTCTTTTCGCATTTGTTAATTGATAGATTGTTTTTGCTACGTTAGGTTTAAATTGAGTTGCAATATATGTGCCTAATCTAAACGCACTCATATAACTTGCTTCTGATAATTGTCCACCTCTTAATTCTTCTTTACCTTCTACAACAACTTTTTTCATATTGTTTATACCACGCCAGATAGGTCCTAAACAACGCCAAATATCTTTTGACGTACCATTGTACCATACATCTAAAGGTGCTTTAAAACTATAACTTGAACAATTTAATCTTAATTCTTGGTGAAAATAATTAGACACATTATTATAAGTTGATGGTGCGTCTATAATGCCTAGACCATAATCTTTATAATTGTATTTGTAATCATCATACTTTTCCATAACATTGTTGTCATTCAATTTACAATATTGAGTTATATCTTGTTTTTGTAAATCGTAAAATGATTCTCTTACATCATCTAAAGTAATTTTCTTTAGTGGAAATACAGGTCTATTTTTTTCTATGTAATCTGCTAAGTCTAATCTAAACTGTTCTTTGCCTATATCGTTTGTATAACGTTCAAACGTTTGTTGATCCATAATAGGCAAACCGTTTTCGTTTGCATAATCATTTAGGTAA